ATAAAGGAGATATAGCTCAATATAAGAAAATGCTTAAATCAGATTTATCTTTTTTAAAGCCTTATAGAGAAAAAATGGGATATGTTAGTAAAGGTGGTTTTAGAGGAGAGCACAAAGCTAAAAAGAGATTTATTAGAGATATTCTTTCATATGAAGAAATACTTAATTTAAAACCAATAGCGAAAGAATTTTCGGGTGCGATAGCTTTAAAAGATTTTAAAGGTGGAGGATCTGTTAAAAAATATGGGATAACTGGAGAAGTAGAGAAAGAAGAAGAGCCAAAGATAGGGGGTAGCACATTTCGCTATACATAGCGATAAAAACTTTAAATTTATAACAAAAATTGTTATGATATTTATATTAAATGAATTAAATTTGTAAATAATTAATTATGGCAGAAAAAAAATCTGTAGAAAACGTAGAGAACAAAGAGTCTCTAGATGTTTTGTGGGATATCGATGAAACTAGTTTCAACCAAACTTTTGATCTTGATTCTAATAAAGATCCTGTATTGGGTATAGAATTAACTCCTCCAGAAGAAATAGCTGAGGAAGTAGAAGAGAAAAAAGAAGATGTTGATATCGAAGCAAAAGAAGTAAAAAAAGAAGTAGAAAAAAATGAAGAACCTGAGAGTGAACCTAAGTTAGATTTAGATAAACCTCTAGAACAAGAACAATCCTCAGAAGAAGGTGATGATGATCCTATTCAAATATTTGCGAAAATGCTTGAAGAAAATGAAATTATTACTGTTGGAGAGGATTTTGATTCAACTGAAGAAGGCTTAGTTAAAGCTTTTGAAAGTTCAGTTGAGGGTAGAGTTCAAGAAGAAATTGATTTATTTCAATCTAGCTTACCTGACGAAGGCCGATCTCTTTTAAAACACCTTATGAATGGTGGTGAAGTTTCTAATTTTGTAAAGACTTATGCTGAACCTAATGTTTCTAAGTTAGATATAAAAGGATCAGATAATGAGAAAAACCAAAAATACGTATTAAAGGAATTTATGCGTTTAAGAGGTGATTCAAATCAAGATATAGATGAAACTTTAGATCTTTATGAGGATAATGATATTCTTGAAAAACAAGCTACTAAAGCAAAAAGTAGATTATCTCAATATCAAGAACATAAAAGAAAAGAGTTAGAGTTAAAACAAAAGAGCGACGCTGAAGCAAAAGATAGACAACGTAAAGAAATTGTAGAAACAATTGAAAAAACAGTTAGTGATTCGTCAGATATCCAGGGATTTCCCATTTCTAAAAAGCATAAAAGAGATTTGTTGCAATATATGACTGCAACAAGTGTTAAAGTTGAGGGTTCCGAAGGAGCTCAATATGTAACACAATTTCAAGCTGATGAAATGAAGGCGTCTCAAGATGTTAATGATTTTATTCTCAGAGCTTATTTAAGGATGACAGAGTTTGATATTAGCAGTGCTAAGACCAAAGCTGTTACTGATTATAGTTCTAAGCTTAAAAAGAGTCTTCAAAATAGAAAAAGTATGACAGATACTAAAGCTACTTTTGGAGGCAATAAACGACCAATTAGCAAAAAATCCTCAACCGATTGGGAAATTTAGAGGTAAATTAATAATAATTAATAATAATTAAAAGGAAATAAAATGGCTAGAGCACAATCAAAACTTACAGTTCTAACCAGACCTTGGCATGCTAACTTTACGGAAGTTAACCATTTGGGCGCAGCATTCATGGCAGAACCTCATAAATTTGATAAGGTTCTAACCAGAGTATTTACTGCTTCCAGAATAGCTGACAATCCGTTAACTGCTATGACAAAAGGTATGGGAAGAACAGAAGAAATCGAATCTTTTGATTGGGAATGGGACCTTATGGGTGCCTCAACTCGTCCATTGGTTGCGATTGAAGACATAGAACTTAATACTACTAATCCTGGTATTGGCTTTTCTGAGTTTAAAGTTAAATTAGACGAAGACTGGTACAAACCTGGTGATGTAATTACACCTGCTGATAAATCTTACTTATGTAGGGTACAGCGTGGTCCTATCACTGATGGTGAAGGACATATCTATATTCTTCAATTGATGACAGATGACACTACTAAATTTATTCCTTCAAGTTACTTGGAGGTTGGTGTACAATGGAGTAAGTTATTCTCAGTTTATGAAGAAGGCGGTGAGCAATCAGGTTCTACAACCTATGCTGCACCGATGAAACTAAAATCTCACTTATCTACTTACCGTAAAGAGTATTCCGTTACTGGTGATGCTGCTAATCAAGCATTAGTAACAGCTCTTATGGATGCAGAAGGCAAAGTATACAAAGACTATAAATGGTTAAGGTATGCAGAAGCCGAGTACTGGATTCAGTGGTATAAAGAATTAGAAAGAGGACTTTGGTATGGAAGAACTACTAATTCTGTTTCTGGAGCTAACGGGCGAGCTGCTCGTACAGGTCCTGGGGTACAGGAATTATTAGAAGATTCTCATGTAATGTATTATAGCACACTTACTGAAAAATTAATTCGAGAATATTTATTAGATATCTTCTTCGGAAGAGTAGATATGTCTAATAGAAATATTGTTGCGTTTACTGGTGAGTATGGTATGTTAGCGTTCCATCAAGCAATGATGAATGCGTCTGCTCCTTTCTTAACTACAGATAGTAAGTTTATCGGAGGAAGTGGAAGTAATTTAGAGTTTGGCGGACAGTTCATTAAATATAATGGGCCTAACGGAATTTCTTTAACATTAAGACACAATCCTGTGTATGATGATAGAGAAATTAACTTTAAAATGCATTCAAGTATGCAAGTTCCATTGGAGTCTATGAGATTTACTTTCTTAGATTTCGGAGGAAATGAAGGAATGGGGAACATCAAGTATGTACACAAAAAAGGTGGTTACAAACTTGGTTATGTTTCAGGACTTCAAACTCCTTATGGAGCTAATACAGGTGGACTAATGAGTAACGCTGCTGACTCGTATACTATGATCGTTCATGATCAATTAGGTGTACAGGTTGATGACGTAACTCGTTGCGGAGAATTAATTCTGCAAGAAAACTAATTGAATTTTTAATAAATTTATTTTAACATGACAAAAACAAATGTTTATGTTAAACCTATAGTTAAAGAAAAATGGCATGGCCTACATAAAGTAGGTCGTGCCAAATTTCAAGATACTCAAGATACTATCCAAGTTTTATTTGATAGTCAAGAGGGTGGACTAGCTACTGGTTTAACAGGAGAAGACGAACTAAGATTAGGGACTGCATTAGGTGTAGATCTTTCTAATAAAATGAATAATGAATATTGGCAAGATTTTAATATTAAATTAAAAGACCAAACTATGGTTTTTGATTTATCTAATCCTATGCACGAACTTCAGCTAAAAGTTTTACAAGCAAGTAAGTTTGTGGCTAATTCTCAAAGAGAATTAGATAATGGAAAATTTCCTTTTGCTAAGTACGTCATTTTTGACGAGCAGCAAGAATTGGAAAAAGAAGCAACTGAAGTTGCCCACAAAGCTAAAGCTATAGATATCTTTAATAAATTAAGTCCTGAAAAGAAACTTGATGTGTTAAAAGTATATGGTAAAGCTTTACAAAATTCGTCTCAAGATTTTGTTTATACTAAACTTTTTGAGATCGTGGAAGATGATCCTACTGGATTTACAAGAACTGCTTCCATGCCGATAGAAGAAATTAAAACAAGAGCTCTTATTTTTGATTTAGAGAGAAAGGGTATTTTTAGAAAAAAAGGAACTGCTTATCTTTATAATGATCAACAAGTAGGTTTCGATTATCAAGATACTGTACAATATCTTTTAAATCCAAAAAATCAAGAGTTATTAGTTAAACTTACAACTGATCTTGAAATCAGAAGTCCTGGAATTTCTAATTATGGAAATAAAAAGACTTCGGAAAAAAAGATAGTTAAAAAAGTAAAAAAAGTAGCTAGTAAAAAAACTACTAGCAAAAAGTCTACTAAGTAAATATGGATGTCCGTGAAATGCATTATGAGTTTAAACTTAAGCTTAATAAAATAGATAGCAATGACTACAGTAATATTATAATTCCTGAAGTAGATTGGTATTTAAATGAAGCTCAAGATATATTTGTAAAGCAAAGATACGGAATAAGTAATGCTAAGCGACAAGGATTTGAAGTAACTCAAAAAAGAATAGATGATTTAAAAATGTTGGTTGTTAAGGGGTTTATACCTCCAGCTCCAATTATATCTCAAGCTGACACTAATACGTATGAAATATGTCTTCCTGAGAATTATTTATTTCTTATAAGGAGTAAGGTGGATATATCGAAATTGG